TCTCTTTACCAACTAAAGGTGGATCTACTACTAAACTTTGGATGGACTATGAAGAGTACTTACACATGCTTGACTTTAAAGAAGAATGTGAAATGTACTACTGGTACGGACAAAAAACTTATGATTCTAATGGCCATACGGCTATGAAAGATGAGAATGGTCAACCAGTAATCGTAGGACCTGGTCTTTTAGAGCAAATTGTTGAAACTGACACTTACTCTACAATGACTGAAACTAAATTAAAGAACATCATCGGAGACTTATTCTACGGAATGACTGATGCTGCTCAAAAACAAGTAACTCTTTATACTGGTACTGGTGGTGCTAGAGAATTTGATGAGGCTCTTAAAAATCACTTTGGTGGTTCAGCTAATAGCTGGAAAGTTGGTGGAGAGAATCGTTTCATCACAGGATCTGGTAGATCATTAGGTCTAACTGGTTACTTTACGTCTTACGAGCACGTAGACGGACATGTTGTTAATGTGGTAAAATTACCATTATTTGACCATGGAGCTGTCGCTCAAGCTCGTAGTAAGCACCCTGTTACAGGTTACTCTCTTGAGTCTTATAGAATGGTATTTGTTGATCAATCAAATTATGATGGTCAAAATAACTTACAAATGATCTCTAAGAAAGGTCGTGAGTCTATGAGATGGTGTGTAGCTGGATCTGTAGTCCCTAGAGGATTTGATTCAACTTCTGCTAGAGCGTCTGATGTAGACGGTGCGTCGGTACATATGTTAAAAACGGCAGGTATTGCTCTTAAGAGATTTGATACTTCGCTTGATATTACATGTGTAGCGTCTTAATTTGGCATTAATTTGCGTCTATATATTGGTTTTTGATTAAGGTTGTGGGGGGAGAAATCTCCCTACTTCTTTAATTAATTATATAAAATATTCGGGGAGTTATTCTTTACACCCACCTAATTTAAACTTTAAAAGAACTAAGATTATGAGCAGTAAAAAAGTATTTATCAGGAGAGAAGACCTAGGAGGTCACCTCCCTAAAGCAGTTAGAGCAGAAGCAACCTATAAACTAAGCAGTGTTTATGTAAATAGACAGCCTTTAAAAGGTTTTAATTCTGACGATGAAAAAAAGTATCTAAACGGAATATTAGATGTTTCGCCTGAGCATGTGGATTGGCCTAGACATTCTAAAATATTTTGGGCAGATATGACAATACCTGTAGGATTTACAGGGGTTGAATTAGAAATAGGGTCAAACGAAGATGGAACACCTATTAGCATTATGGACTATATTAAATATAGTTTTGCTCTTAAACATCCTCACGTAGCTTTGACTAAAAAAGAAATGGATGATGAGGTAACTAAAAAATTCTACATCCAAGATCTATCTAGACAGGATAAAACTAGAAATAATGAAATCCAAGTTAGAAAAGATGCAGATAAAGAATTTATTAAAGTAACATCTAGTATTTTAAATATGAAGAGAATCTTAAGATTGATGTCAAGTACAAATCCTGATAGGATGACTGAAGATCAAATAGAAAATGCTTTATATGAAATTAAGAATTCAGATGCTAAAAAGTTTATTAGAATTGCAACAGATAAAAATTTAGAATTAAAATCTGAGATTGCAGAAATGGTATCTTTAGGTGTTTTAAGGAAAATTGGAAATCAAGTAATTTTTATAGATGAAGTTCTTGGTGACACAGAAGATGATACAATCGTGCATTTAAAAGATAAAAAGAATTCTGGAAAATTAACAATATTAAGAGCTAAACTAAAAGAACTAGCATTATAATATGAATGTAACACAAATGCATTTAGCAATTCAGCAGGGAGTGGATAAAATTAATTCACTCCAAGCTGATATGCTACTATCTGAAGAAATAGATATAGAATTAAACAAATCTCAAATTAGATTTATTAATACCAAATATGGTAAAAATAATAAATACAGAGAAGGGTTTGAGCAATCTCAAAAAAGAATAGATGATATTAGAACTCTTGTTAGAGAGTTTGAAGCACCTGTTACTTTTAAAGAACAATATAGTTCTGAGTATTGGATAGATACTTTTAGACTTCCTACAGATTATATGTATTTGGTTAACCAAAGATCTTTAGTTTGGACTAATAATTGTCAACCTGTTACTTGGAATATACAATATACAGACCCTATTGATTATTTTACTTTTGATATGTCTTCGTTTGTATGTAATAATAATACAGGATTTGTAAATAGTATGATGATAATAGAAGACGCCCAGTCTTTTTTATCAGGAGGAACAACTGGATCGCAACTGTTATGGACAAATTCTGGTGGATTTTCATATCCAGCAGATATTAATGCAGTTCAAAATGATATAATAAATTTATTAAACAGTGTATCAGGACTGTCTGTACATTGGGAGCAGCATGGCCCTTTACATCATCCAGGGCAATTTATTGTAGCGGTAGATACTGCAATTCATACATGGTTTAATTGGGACGCTTCACTAGGGGTTGTATCTACTTTTGCCGGTTTAGATTCTTCAAATACTATCGTTTCGACTGTACTCCCAGTACATTATGAAGAAAATACAAATAGTAAAAGAGTTGCTACAAATGCTGTAGAAAGACAACCGGCTATTAATAGATTTAGTCAACAAGACGATATTTTTAAATTATTACAAGATCCTTTTAATACAACAAAACATACATCACCTTTAAGTACTATTAGAGGTAACTTTATAGATGTGTACGCGAGTGCTATATTTATAATAGATACAGTAAAAATAACATACGTAAGAAATCCAACGTTAATTTCATTATCTTTGGGCGTAAGCTGTGAACTGCCAGACCATTCTCATCAAGAGATAGTGGATATGACGGTAAGCAGTATTTTAGAGGGCATTAGTGATCCTCGATTCAAAACCCACCAAATAGAAGTGGGTAAGAATGAATAGTAATAAATAAAAATTTAAAAAAATGGCAAGACATTTAATTATTGGAAATGATGTTGCAGTTGCTACAACTAATGGTTTAGTTGCAGACGGTGCAGTATCTATTCAAAAAATGACACAAAACGGACCAACAGAGTTGGTTCTAGGAGACACAGCGGCAAACGCTCCACAAATTAGAATTGTATCTGGAGGAACTGCAGGTAAAAACATTGTTACTCCTTGGTTTTACGGGAGAGATGTAGTAGATTACAGCGGTAGAGCTAATGTAGCAGCAGCTGCATGTACAGTAACTGATACTATAGCAGCAACGTCTGCAGCAGCAGGTAGTTTAGTATTAAAGTTTGTAAGACTTGATGGAACAGCTCCAGAATTCTTTAGCTTTACTACAGCAATTGGAGCTTCAATAGCACATACAGATGCAGATTTATTAGTAAAAGCAGCTTATGAAGCAGCAAATTTACCTGATTGGTTAAACGTAGATGCAGACGCTACAGCGGGTGCAACAGTTGTATTCTCAGGAGCAGTAAGAGGTGATGTAGCTAAAAGCGGAAACGTTTGGGAATATGAGCCAGTTCAAATTCAACTAATTGTAGAAAGTTATGATGGAGGTACACAAACTCACACAGCTTCAGCTACTACTCCAGGTACTCCAGGAATTGGTGAAGGATTTGCAGTAAAAGCTTTTGAAGAGTCTTTAATGGGAGCTCAGTACGGATACTACAATAGAATTGCACAACCAATTACTCCAGCTTCACAAGCAGTAACTGGAAATGCATATGATATGTATGTAATCGCAGCAACTAAAGATGGTAGCTCATCTTCTCAAATTAATGGGGTTGATAACTTAATTGAAATCAATGTAGCATTAGAAGCTGCATCTGCTAATAGCTTAGTAGTAGAAAATAAACTTAACGCATATTTCGCTAGCAACTTTGCTAATGTTATACTGTAATTATTAAACTTTAAAAAATAAAAAAATGGCAAGAAATTTAAAAACACAACACGCGTACGCTAAGTATTTGATTTCAGATGGAGTTTCAGTAGCGGCACAAACATTAGCAACTACTTCAATTATTCCAATTGGATCTATAATTAGAGGAGTAACTGTAAGAGCAGCAGTAGCTTTAGCAGGTACATCAGGAACTACAACAGTACAAGTTACAGTTGGTGGTATTAATGCAAGTTCAGCAATAGCAATGGATAAATTAGATACAGCAGGTTGGGTAGTAAACGAATCTGGAGTAGAAGATGTAGCTAACGTTACAACAACTAACGCAGCAATTGGTCTTACTATTGGAGGAGCAGTAACTAGTGGTTCAACATCAGATCTAGATATTATAGTAGAATACTTACTAGTAGACTAATATAATTAACTTAATAAGACTTATAGGGGGCATTGTCCCCCTATCGGTCTTTTTTTTTAAACCAAAATAACCAAAAACTAAAAGTATGGCTTTAAATTTAAATGCAGCTCATAGTTGTAAATTTTTAACATTAAATATAAATTACCCTGTACAAGTATCAACTCAGTTATTATTGAGTATAGTGGATGCTAGTGGTATAGATGTGTCAGGATCAGTTAATCCTTTATTTACTCTTACTAATGCTTCATCTTCTATAAGTTATCCTATACCTGTTTCTGAGTTATCAGTTTCAAGTGGAATAATTACTATAATTGTAACAACCGTAGCAGGAACTGAAGTAGATAGAAAAACAGTATTACTACATTGTGATATTGATTGTTGTTTAACTAAATTAACTAACGAGCTTATAGAATGCTCTTGTGATTGTGCTAAATGTGCATCATCACTAGCAAAAGCTCAAAAAATATTATTACTCCTGACATCAGCTGATTATGCTATTGTACAAGCAAATGATTCAGAAGTAAACGCAAGACCAGGCTTTATATTAGATGCAAATTCTAAATATTTAAAAGCAAAAGAAGTGTGTGATGATAGTTGTGGGTGTGATTGTTAAAAATAAATAAAAAGATTTATGGCATCAAGTGAAAAATATTCTTCTGGTAAAAAATCGAGTAAAGCCGCTAGTAAAGAGCCGAGTAAAAAACTTACTACAATACTCTCTAAAGAAGCAGAAAAATCTTCAAGTATAAAAGCTGAGGTATATACAGGAAATCCTACTCAGTCTCATATGGCTAGTAGTATAGGAGATCCTAGGTATATAACTCTAAGTTCATACGGAGCAAAGATAACTGTGCATAATAATAACAGTAATCAATTTAATAATCTTACTTATGATAATGCAATTGCTTTAAGTGATGTTACAGGCGATCAATTTGATAGTGCATCATCAACTCCACCTAATGTAAATTCTAATAGTCAGAGTGTATATTTGTCATACAACAATATGCTTGCGTACTACTGGGGTTCTACTAGGCCAACTTTTACTAGATATATTGACGTTGAATTTCAATCAGGACATGTAGAACAACTTCGTATACTTCTTGTAGGATCTACTCATAGCTTCATGGATGTATTTAATATAAATAGTACATCAGGCGGGTCTGGAAATATACATCGCTATGGATGTGATTTTCATAAATGGGATGATGCAGTATGGACCGGCGCTGCTGTATTGTCTGGAGTTTCGTATATAAAGTTAAATTTTATTAATTCTGAAAACGATCCAGCAGGAATATATACTGACTATGCTGGGTATCAAGCAGAAAGCACTACTGGTACCACATTTGGGTATAAGTTAAAAGAAGCTTATCAAGATATAGTAGGTATTACAGGAACTTCTTGGTATCCTGCACCAGGTACAATTGGATCTCAAACATGGGAAATTATACAAGTTGTTAAACCTAGCCTGTCCTCTACTCCTCCTGCCCCAGGTGATCCATATTATGATATTCCTTATGCACTAGATAACAATACTTATACTACATCTTTTAATCAAATTTATTCTAGTTTATTAGGGATCGCTAAGAAATATTCTGATAGTCACATATTTCATATACACCATTACGCTGAAAATTTACCTATTTGTGGTACTGTAACTTATACTATAGATGGTTGTACTGACGAAAATAATATGGCTTTTTGGGAGTATACAGGAGAAGATTGTGCTGGTACTGCTATTCCAGCAGCTGTTGTAACAGACCCAACTATAGCTACTTGGACTCCAGGATCTTGTTGTCCAGATTGTATTAACCCTAATGGAGATGATATTACTCTTAGTACTCAACCATTAACTCTTAATGTACAAGGTACTGATCCAACTACTATAGGGGGAACAGACGGGTATATAAATGTAACTATAGTAGACGGAGGATTTGATGCGAGTGGTATTCCTCAAGGATTACCTACAGGTGTAGCAAATTATACATACGTTATACAGAATACTGATGCAGCTGACACAATGTGTGGGAATACCGCAGGATTGGGAGTTGGGTCTGGAGCTGTTGCAAATACTAGTTTTACCTTTGGTAATTCTGTTCCTGCTAATGCTAATGGAGGGTTATTACAAACAGGAACAACTGCTACTTATGCTGCTTCTGCTATTCAAGGATATGTACCTGGAGGAACAAGCACATCTGCTCCTTATGGGTTAGGAACAACAAATAGTGAAGGATTTAGAGAAGGAACGTATAAGGTATATGTATTTGATGCTAGTACAACAGTTTGTTTAGGACAAACTAAAGTTACATTAACTGATCCTCTCCCAACTACTGGGTGTGGAGATAGTGATGCATTAAACTATGATAATAGTATTTCTATATCAGATAATTCAATATGTCATTATTGTGACGCATTAAATGGAGAGTTAGTTGTAGGGCAAGTTGCTCCTTCTGTATTAGGACCTATAACAAGTAGTACTGGTGCTATTGTATCAGTAGTGCCCCCAACAAATACTACGGCTACAGATAGTGAGATTACTACTACAGGAATTTCACCGTCAGCAGCTTTTCAAGCTTATATAAATAATGTAGTTACTGGAAGTAGTCAAAATGCTGACTATATAGTAGAGTTATATAAATGGGATAGTCAGGCTCCTACGGGTAATGCTAATTTTGGTACTTTATCTGGATTTAATGCTGGTACTACAATAGTTGGTACTGCAGTTAATAATCAAGGAGCTGGTTGGAATGGAGTAGGTTTTACAGGATTTACTTATGGGTACTACAGTATAAAAGTTTATATATCTGATCCAGACGATACAGTAGAGATTCAACAATGTTATGAGATTTTTGATATACTTAATCCAGTAGCAGCGTGTGTAGATGGAGGAGTAGCTACTGCGATAGATTCAGTTATAGTTTCAGATTCAAACTTATATTTTGATGACCAATCAATTTGCAACGTAGTTAATGATTTTTGTTGTGATACACCAACCTTTCAAGAAACATCTGCATCTACTTCATGTCAACCTGTATATGATAGTACAATTACTTGTTCTCCAAGTGCAGACTCTCTTATATATACTGTAGAGTATAATTCAACTGTAACTGGCTGGGTTACGTTTACCTCACCAGTAACAGTTACACCTTCTGGTTCTTCTTATACTACTGGTACTTTAGTAAGTATGAATTCTAATATGGGCTTTGGAGAGTATAGGGTAATATGGACTAGTGTATATTCAAATGCTCCTGACTGTACTGTAACTTCTAATACAATTAACTTTGTAGCTACGTATGGTTGTACTGATCCAAATGCTGATAATTATAATCCAACTGTTGGTTGTGATGATGGAAGTTGTATTTATGGAATTCCTGGATGTACAGATCCAACTGCTTCTAATTATAATGCTAACGCAACAACTGATGATGGTACTTGTATATACCCAGTATATGGGTGTACTGACATAACTGCATCGAACTATAATCCATTAGCAACTATAGATGATGGTTCATGTACTTATCTTCCTTGTGGTTGTACAGATCCATTAGCTATTAATTATGGAAACAATTGTGCTGGAGTTTTTGTAGGAACTCCTCCAGTATGTGATGATGGCTGTTGTCAATACTGCGAAGATCCTGCAATGTTAGTTACCGCTTCGTCTACTGGTACAAGTTTAATATCTGCTGATTCATGTTTTGATGATTGCAGTGGTACTATAACATTAGATGTAACTTCTACTACTTGTACAACATATACTATAGTTTCTGTGTCTATGTTTTGTGGAATTGTAAATGATACTATTCATGTTATAAATAACGTCTCTTATAGTACTGGAACAACTACTCTTATTAATATGTGTAGTGCTATGTGGACTATTGAATTAGAAGACTGTAATGGTTGTCAAATGACAATAGATGTTTCTGTGCCTGGGCCAGGAGGTCCTTGTGGATGCACTGATCCCGCTGCTGATAATTATAATCCACTTGCAACAATTGATGATGGAAGTTGTGAGTATTGCGGATGTACAGATATTACTGCAATTAATTATAATCCATCAGCAACAGCAAATTGTATTCCTGATACTTGTATTCACCCTCCATTATCTCCTCCATGTATACCTTCATCTTTACCTGCTACTTTAAATAATCTTGAAGTGTGCATTGCAGAAAATGGAACAGATTATTATAATAAATTAGTAACAGGAAAGTCAGATGATTGTTCTATAATGAATGTTTGGAAGTTAATATTGATAACTTATTTATTAAAGAAAAGAGGATTAGATTGTATTTATAACTGTGCTGATGAAAACACTCCTGATGCTTCAGATGCATATATAAGTTGTAGGGAGCTTTGGAAGATTGGAGGTCCTAGTACAGGATTAAACGATTTAGACCAAGTAGCTACTAATTTAGCAAACGGAACTTATCAAGGTACACATTCTACTGTAGCTATGTTTGAGATTGGATCTACTGCTACTCTATCACCAGGAGATGTAATAAAACACCATAAGCCTCCACATAATATTTGGATTTTTTACGGTCTACAAGATGGATCACCTGCGTCTATTAGTGTAGCTGGATTAGATCCAGAAAACGCTTCTGGTAATCTATCGGGGTATTGGGGGTATTGTAATGACAGTATGAGATATATATCTAATGAAAATAATATTAATTATATAGATAATTTTATTAACTTTGCAAATACCTTTTGTAGAGATTGTAAGAACGATATGACAAGAGGAGGACAAGGACTTAATAAATATCAGATAGATTCTATGTTTGGAAAACTTAGTGATTCAGATGGAATAGATGAAGTAGACGGAATAGACATATAAAAAAAAATAAAAAATGGCAAAATTAACAAACTTAACAACTTTAGCAAAAACAAGTGTAGTAGATACTGATTACTTATTGATAACTAATAGTACTTCACAAAACTCTAAAAAGATTTCAGTGTCTACTTTATTTCCGGCTTTTGCTACTAGTGGAGCTGGATCTGAAGATATTTGGGTAAGCGTAACTAATAAAAATCAACTAAATTTTAAAGGTATAAAAAGTGGAGATACTGGTTTACTTACAGTAGCTACTACTACTAATAATATAGTTCTTACAGCTTTAGAAGCTGGGATAGATCTTAGTTTATGTAATAATACAACTTCAGGGTTTTCATCTGGAGTAGATTTTACAGGAGTTGTTACTGGAGAAAATGCAGTTGTAAATGGAGGTACTGGATTAGCTACGATAGCAAAAGGTGCAATTCTTTATGCTAATGCAGAAAATACTATAGTGGCTACAGCAGCACCAACTAATGGTCAAATACTAATGGGTAATGCAACATTGGGTTACCCTGTATTAAATACAATTACAGGTGGTGATAATGTAACTGTTACTAATACTGCAGGATCTATTTCAATTGCAGCAGATTTAACAACAATGGCAGCTGTTTTAGATATGGCTAATTATGGAATTGATCTTGGTACAGGATGGTTAAGTGGTAATGGAACTGCTGAAGGTATTAATATTAACACTGATGGTAAAGTATTTATAGGAGAAGATACTCCTACCGCAGCATTTGTATCAGCATTAAATATTAAAGGAAGTATTGAATTTACTAATAATGCTGCACCAACAATTAAACCAACAGCTACAACAAGTACTAATGTAGGTATGGCTGTAACTATTGAAGGTGGATCTAGTGCATCTGGAGCTGCAGGGAATTTAAATTTAACTGCTGGTACTGCATCAGGAAGTGCTGCAGGGGGAGATGTAATTATTACAGCGGGTAGAGATACTTCTGGTAGTGCAGATGGGGATATACAATTAAAAACATATACAGCAGGAACAGCAACAGCTGGATTAACAGTTGCAGCAGAAGGACAGAATGTAACAGTTGATACAGGTAATTTAGTAATTACAGCTGCAGGAAAAGGTATTATACATACAGGTAGTGGAACAGTTACACAAGCTACTAATCATGGTACAGATACTGCTGCAATTAATTCTACATCAGGAGTAATTACATTAGCAGCTGTAGCTTTAGCTGCAGGAGCTGAAGCAGACTTTGCAGTTCCAAATAGTACTATTCAGGCAGATTCAGTTATACTTCTAACTGTTCAATCACCTGCAGCAGCAACTGCTACAAATAATGCTACTTTGGTAGCTCAGCTTGATGAAGTTAATGCTGGATCAATGAATATAAGATTAAGTAATCCAGGAGCTGCAGCAACAGCTGCATCAGCAAGTAAAATTCACTTTTTAGTGATCAATAATAGTTAAAATTAACCAAATCATAATAGACGATGACAACAATTACAGCAACAAAAGGAGAACTAGTAAATTTAATCAATGGATTATTTCAAGTTCAAGAATTAAAAGGTAAGAAATTTGGACTTGCAGTTAGCAAGAACATTAAAATCTTACAAACAGAATTAAAAGATTTAGAAGAAGCTGGTAAACCTTCAGAAGAGTTTATGGCATTAGCTAAACAAGTAAATGAAATAGCTAATGCAGATGCAGAAGGTGCAGAAGTTAAGATAGCTGCTTTAGAAACAGAAAATGAAGAGCTAGTTAAATCTAGGAGAGACCAGATGGATATGGTAACTGAATTAATGGAAGAAGAGTTAACTGTTAAATTGCATTTATTAACTGAAAAAGCACTTCCTGCAGATATTACAGGAGGTCAAATTAATAGTATTATAAAAATAATAGAATAAGTACACTGTGAGTAGAGTTTTAATTTTAATAAGTTTAGTTTGTATATCATTTTTAGGTAATGCTCAAAGTGATGTACAAATTTATTTAAAAGATTTTAATTTAAAACAAAACTTAAAAAATCATTTAAAGTTTTCAACTATCTATGGAGCAGTTAACGGGGGTACATCTATATCTGATGCAAAAATATTTTCTGTTACTTCTGGGGAATTGCAAGAAGATTTAGTACAAACTCCGTATGATTACTCTGTAACATTTGGTATAAGAAAGATAGCTAGATTTGGATATGAAAATAAAGCTAATACTTTTTATGACGGTACAGAATCTAATTATACTGATGCAGCAACAGTAGGTAAAGTTCAAGGATTTGAGTATTTATTTGAAGTAGATTATGCTAGACAACAAGGTGTAGATTATATAGACCAGCATCATTTTATTAGATACAGTTCTGATGATGATTGTGATGGACCTTTATGTGTAGATCATTTTGCAGCTAAAGTAGAATATGTAAAAGATGGATTTGCAGATGTTGAGTATTTTGAATTGTCAGAAAGATATAGATGGAAAAAAGATAAAAATTTATCTTTTAGTGTAGGAGCTGCTCATAGATTAGCAGAGCCATATGGGTATAATCCGTTAGACGAGTGGATGTTAGATAATGGGAATATCCACTACACGTATTTAGCTATACAAGAAGGGTATACTATTGATGTTGCAAATAGTGAGTATAGAGATCCTAGTGGTAATGTAGTAGCTACAAATCCAGAAGTGTGGAAAGAAGTTGTAGTTCCTCAAGTAATAGCAGATTATTCTAAAAGAAAAAGAGATGCTTTAGATAAACAAATTCAACATTCTCTTATAATTGGATTTGATTATTATAAATATAATAAAAGTACATGGTTACACGCTTGGGGTAATTTTTTACCGTACCACTATAATGATGGTAGTGAATTTTCATATCATAATTATATAGAAGATGATCAATGGTATGATTATTCTGGGGGATTAATATATGGTATAAAACATAGTAAACAATTAGGATACTTTGTAGAAGGAAAGTATAACAAGTACTGGAACAGAGAATGGTACGACTTTAAATTTGGAGTTAATTATATAATATTTTAAAAATAAAATTATGAAAAGTAAAATTTGTAAATGGGTAAAAGCTATAACGTTTGGACTAATATGTTTTGAATGGTGTTTAAAACCTGCTGTTTGTGATCTAGGAGACAAATGTTGTAAAGCTTAGGATATGCCTATAACTAATAAACAGCTTCATCAAGAAATGCTTGATATGAAGCAAGATCTTAGAGATATTAAAGTTAGATTGTTAGACCCTGATAAAGGCACAATATCTAAAGTA